GTCCGCGTTGACGCAAATGTTAGAGGGCAGAACGATGGGCAGCACGGCATGTAGGGCGGCGGGGCCAACGGGGCGTGGCAACCCTGAAACGCACCAGCCAACCCGCAACGCAACTAGCTCCGGCAAACGAGGAAGCGCGAGGGTTTGCGCCACGGCGATGACACGCGCCGAGTTTGGCCGAAAGGTGGGCAGAACCGAAGTCAACGCCACCCCCGGAGTAAACCTTCGGCTGCTGTCCATCCCTGTGCCCTCTAACGCCGCCCTAACCGGACGCCTGGAGGCGCAGCCGGAAGGCGGTCCGGGTTGATGGGAAAGTTAGAGATCATGATGGAGAGAAAGACAAAACGAATGCCAAACCCCGCCGAAGCGGGGTTTTTTATCAAGAGCTTGCGACCTTGGGTAGTGTCTCAGTTTGAAATTTCAGAAGCCGAAATTTTCGCTTTGGTCTTGTAGGGACCGCGCTTCTTCGGCGGTTCATGGCAACCCCTCAAGCATTCAGTTCGTTTTGAATATTGTGCTTAAGCGGACACGGATGTCAAGTTCAACTTGCATTTATGCTTAACCGAACTTGCACATTGACAGACCGATTCCGGTGTATATAATCAGCTGTGTAGTTAAAAACGCCCCCGGCCAGAATCGAACTGGCAGTCCTGAGTTACGAGGCCCGGGTCTCTGTCCAAGAGCGGGGGCAAAGCGGCACCACCAAGCCCTATGTGAGTCCTTTCCACGGGATTCCCTCACATAGGGCTTACCTTTTGGCGCTCGCGTCGGTGGTGTATTGCGGCGGACGCGGCGCCAACTCATCTGCCCCTTCCGGGGCCGCCGCGTTGCGCCGTCATTTGCCGTCCCTCTTCGTATTTTTCACAAGGCGATGGACATCCAGATGGAGTTTCATTGTCAGCCGCGCCGGCTCGTTCGTTTGTGGACGTGCCTCTTCGCGAGGGAACGCGGAGTAATCGAGCTGGACCGGAATCAATTCCATGTTCAGATGACCGTCAACAACGATCACGGATAGTTCCGCATCCATGTACTGTTCGCCCAGCTTGTCGATGATTTGCCGCAGTGTGGTCATGATTTACTCCTGTTTTTCAGCGCCGCTGAATCGGAAAGTGATTTCCGGATTCCGGCGCTCACGTTGCCTTTGCCAAGCTCCTCTGCGCGCTGCAGGCTGGTCTTGTCGAGATAGACGTTGACTCGCTTCCCGCCGTCCATCTCAGACGGGCGGCCGACTAGCGGTTCTGCCGCCGGGTAAAATGGCTTGTCTTCCGGATCACGCGTCATGCCGAATACAGGGTATTCGTAAGCCGCTCCAGCCCAGTCGATAGAGTGTTGCCAGTAATCAGCAACGGGATTGACTGTCATGACATTACTCGGGTTCACGCATCCGGCCATGTAGCTCGTGCCGTCGTCCAGGACAAACACCATGACCGTTCCCTTGCGGGCGATGTAGATGCGACCGGAGCGGCCTTTAAGGGCGTCGATGTGTGTGTTTTTCATTTCGATCTCCTATTCCGGCAGCTCGCCGTAGAGTGCCAACTTGTTTTCCAGCGCATCGCGTGCTCCTGCTCCGCCGTGGCAGTCGAAAGTGGCATCTTCCAGGGCTTCAATCGCCTCCGCTGCACTGTTGAACCGCCAGAATCCAGACAGATCGCTGGAGAGATATTCGTCCGCTTGGTCAAGCGTTTCGACTGCCTCGTCTGATCGATGCTGCATGACGGTAGCCGCCACTTTGTCCAGGTAGTCCATATCGCTCGTAGCGACCCAGCAGGATGCCGGGCGTTGGTGGGGGATTTCGACGATGTAGATCATGATTCGCTCCTCATTTTCTTCTCCTGTTTGCGGTTCGCGCCTATCGCTCACCATGACCTCTATTATATACACACATAAATAAGATTCAAGCTTTTTTGTGTGTATTTATTTAGCCCGCCCGAGGTCGTAAAAAATACTGGCAAATTGGGCAGACTCTCCATCGATCATGATGGAGATGCGCAGTGGAGAAGCCGGCAAAACGCTGTATTGACTGGGAGGCCATGGAGGCGGATTGGCGCGCAGGCGTCAAGTCGGTGCTGCAACTGTCCAAGGAACACGGCGTATCCAGGGCCGCAATCCTCAAGCATTGGGACAAGGAGGGGGTGCCCCGTGACCTGGCGGCCAGGATTGAGGCGCGGGCAAATTCGCTGGTTACACAGGCGGCCGTTACAAGAGAGGTTACACCTGAGAGCCGTGTAACCGAACGCAATATCGTTGAGGCCAACGCCGCGGTGATTGCGGATGCGGTCATCAATCAGCGGGCCGACGTAAGACGAGCCAGGGCTACAGTGCAGCGGCTGTGGTCATTGGTCGATGCCGAACTAGATTACCCAGCAGAGCTGGCGAAACTGGGGGCCATGATGCAGGCGCCCGACGAATTCGGGAACGACAAGCTCAATGAGATGTACATGGCGGCCATCAGCCTGCCGCAGCAGATCAAGAACGCGAAACTCCTCGCGGATGCGATCAAGATCATGATCGAATTGGAGCGCAAGGTGCTCCGGATCGACGACGCTCCATTCGAGGACGATGCCCGTAAAGCTGGCGCGGCGGGTGCTGCAGCGGTAGTGGCCGGGGTCGATGTCGCCATGCAGGCATTGGCCGCTCGTGTGCAGGGGAATGCCAGGGGATGAACGCCGTGGCGGCCATCCCCCTCGATGATGCGCTCCGCACCATGGTGCAGTCCGCCAGTGGCCCTGAGGACGCGCTGGAGTGGTGGAACCTGATTCGCGCCGCTCATCATGGTGAGGGCGTGCGGTGGCTGGGCCGGAATGACAGGTTTTTCCTGCTCACAGTGTTATTGCATCGTCCAGACGCATTCCACCCATGGATTTACGCCAGATGCCGCGAGGTCGAGGAGGAGACGGACGATTGCCTCGACCTATGGGCGCGGGAGCACTACAAATCGACCATCATTACATTTGCCGGCGTAACGCAGGAAATCATCAAGAATCCGGATATTACGATTGGAATCTTCTCGCACACCAAGCCGGTAGCTCGTAAGTTCTTGATTCAACTCAAAACTGAGTTCGAGCAAAACCAAGATTTAAAAACGACATACCCCGAGATTTTTTACACTGATCCTCGCAAAGAGTCGCCGAAATGGTCGGAGGAGAAGGGTATTTGTGTAAAGCGGCTAGGAAATCCAAAAGAAGCGACCGTAGAAGCCCATGGCTTGGTGGATGGTCAGCCGACTGGCGCGCACTTTGCGTTGCGCGTGTACGACGATGTGGTGACCTTGGAGTCTGTGAGCACGCCAGAACAGGTCAAGAAGACGACGGACGCCTGGGCGCTTTCTGACAACCTCGGTGCCCGGGGGGAGGACGGCAGGAGCCGTCGCTGGCATGTGGGGACGCGCTACAGCTATAGCGACACCTATCAAGACATCCTGGACAAGGTCGTACTGAAGCCGCGCATTTTCCCGGCGACTCATAACGGATTGTCGGATGGACGCCCGGTCTTTCTGTCTCCAGAGGTATGGGCCGAGAAAAAGCGCACGCAAGGCAGCGCCATTCTCGCCGCGCAGATGCTGCAAAACCCTGCTGCCGGCCAAAACGCACTATTCCGGAAGGAATGGCTGCGCTTCCAGGATGTTCGCCCGGCAACCCTGAACGTCTACATCCTCGTCGATCCAGCCTCAAGCCGGAAGCGCGGCAGTGACCGGACTGCAATGGCGGTGATCGGGATCGATGCGGCGGGTAACAAGTGGCTCATGGACGGCTACCACCATCGGATGCCGCTCAAAGAGCGCTGGCAGCGGCTCAATGGACTGCGCAAGGTTTGGACGTCCATGCCAGGCGTCCAGATCGTGCGAGTCGGGTATGAGAAGTACGGCATGCAATCCGATATCGAGTATTTCGAGGAGGAGATGCGCCGGGAGAAAGACGAGTGGGAAATCGTCGAACTCAACTGGCCCCGCGAGGGCGGGCATGCCAAATACGACCGCATCCAACGCCTGGAGCCTGATTTCCGCTCTGGGCGATTCCTATTGTCGGCCGTCGTCCAGGAAGAGACGGCCAATCAGCGGCGCGTGAAGGCGCTCGGGCAGGCATACCGGATATTCACGCCGGTCAAGCGCACGGATGAGAACAAGGGGATTTATTCCCTGAACAAGACGCTCATCGACGAATTCCTGGTTTATCCGTTCTCTGCGCACGACGACATGCTCGATTGCTGCAGCCGTATCTACGACATCGACGCGACGCCGCCCATTTTGATCGCGGAGGATGAACTGGAGCCCGAATGTTTTGCGGATGGAGTCTGACCTATGGCCAATGAAACCGCGCCCCTGCCCCCCGGCATCAGTGTCAGCGAACGCCTTTGGTCCGAGGAAGTCGGCATCGCCAACGCCGATAGCCCGCTGGGCTCTCTGTCTCCGGAAAAAGAGCCTGGATACGAATTTTCGGGCGGCATCAAGTTCAACAGCGGCAAGGGTCCGTATGCAGACTGATATCCCACCGGACGACGACTACGCGAATCTCCCGGAGTCCATTCGGGCGGTTTATTCCAGGGACGAATATTTGTGGCTCACCGATGGGCAAAAGGCCCGTCTGGTGCAACGAGAAACAGAGCCCGACTGGGAGGACGAACTGCAATGAGCATGATCGACATGACCGCATCGCCTGACGTGGCGGCGCTTGATTTCAACACCGCCAGAGAGATGGCGGAGGTTCTCCACTCAGCCTATCCGGGCCATCTGTGGGCCGTGACATGCGAAGGCGAGAAGGGGATTGCCACTGTGCGCAATCTCTCCCTGTCAGGGCAATGGGGATTCATCCTCAAATTGAACGAGATGAGCACGTCGTCCGATTGGAAAAAGCGTGTGCTCGTGGCTGGCGGCGAATTGCTGGAGCGCTATAAGCTGCGCCGGGGAGCCGCGGATGCTGCAGCAATCGCCGATTTGAAGACCGATTTCTCCGGCCGCATCGTGGGGGACATGTCCAAATGATCGAGGCCCCCAAGACAACTCAGGAGAGCGCACCCGTAGTACTGACGGCCGATATGGCATTGACGCTCGCCAGGTCGGCCTATTTGGTATCAACAGACTACTTCGATACCAATATCCGCGCTCAGATCGAGCAGGATATGCGCCGCTTCAATTCGCGGTTCGGAACCGGCTCCAAGTATCTGAGCGACGCCTATAAATTCCGTTCTCGGGTGTTCAGGCCAAAGACCCGCGGGACCATTCGCAAGAATGAGGCGGTCGCTGCAGAGGCCATGTTCTCGACGCTGGACCTAATCAATGTCACCCCTCAAGACGAGTCCGACGACTCCGAGGTTGCGTCCGCGGAGTTGATGCAGAACATGCTGCAGTACCGGCTGACGAAGACCATCCCATGGTTCATGACCTGCATGGGCGCATACCAGGATGCTCAGGTCACGGGCGTCGTGATTTCCCATCAGTATTGGCGCTATGACCCGGCGAAGAAAATCGACACTCCCGTCATCGAACTGATCCCCATCGAGAATTTCCGCTTCGATCCTAATGCGTCATGGGTCGATCCGGTCGGGACATCACCCTATCTGGTGCATCTGGTGCCGATGTACATCAAGGACATCAAGGCCAGGATGAAACGCGGTCGGTGGATACATCACGACGATGCGGCCATCAAGACGGCGATGAAGCAGTACGGTGACACGATCCGCCTCGAACGCGACGGCCAGCGCGTGGATGCCTCGACGACATCATCGGAGATCACGGACTACACCGTCGCCTGGGTGCATCGCAACATCATCGAGCATGATGGCGTGGATTACATCTGCTACACGCTCGGAACGCAGTTGGCCCTGTCCAATCCAGAGCCGTTGGCTACTGACTACGCCCACAATCGCCGGCCGTTCGTGGTCGGGCTGTGTGTGATCGAAGCGCACAAGCTCTATGCCTCGGGGGTGTCGCGGCTTGGCGCTCAGATTCAGGACGAGATCAACGAGGTCACCAATCAGCGCCTGGACAACGTCAAATTCGCTCTCAACAAGCGGTATTTCGTCAGGCGCAACAAGCAGGTGGATTTGCGCAGCCTGACCCGCAATGTTCCCGGCAGCGTAACGCTGCTGACTGACCCCGACCAGGACGTCAAGATCGTCGAGACCAATGACGTCACGGCGTCGAGCTACAACGAGCAGGACCGGCTCAATCTGGATTTTGATGATGTGGCCGGCGTGTTTTCCGGGTCCAGCGTCGCCAGCAATCGAAAGCTGAACGAAACGGTCGGTGGCATGAACATCTTGACCAGCAACGCGAATCAGGTGGCCGCCTATCAACTCAAGACGTTTGTTGAAACATGGGTCGAGCCCGTGCTTCGGCAGATCATGCTCCTCGAACAGCATTACGAAACGGACGCTGTAGTCATTGCGCTCGCCGCGAAGAAGGCTCAGGCCGTCCAACTCATGGGACAGCTTGTGGATATCGACGCGCTGATTGCCCGGGAGTTGAGCCTGAACGTGAATATCGGCATGGGAGCCACGAACCCCACCGACAAGATCAACGCGTTGGCAACGGGCATTGGCACGATCAAGACGGTGCTCGCCGATGGCATGCTGGACCGCTATGGATTCCGACCGGAGGAGTTCATCAAGGTCATTCTCGGTGCGCTGGGGCATTCCAATGGGGGCCGGTTCTTCAAATTCACCGACCAGGATGACCCGCGCGTCGCCTCTCTCATGCAGCAAGTCGAGGAATTGACCCAGGCACTGGCGGCCAAGGAATCGCCAGAATTGATTGCAGCCAAGGTCGCATTGCTCCAGGCGCAGGCAGAGAAGGTCAGGGGAGAAAAGGTCAAGACGGGTATCGAAGCGACCTACAGCGCTATGCAGTCGGCCCAGGTGGTAGCTGCGAACCCCATGGTGGCGCCCATTGCGGACGAACTCATGATGTCGTCTGGCTACCAGAACCCGACGCCGGCCGGGCAAGACCCGAATTACCCGGTCCCGTCCAACCCGATGGCACAACCTGTTCAGCCCCATCAGAACACAAGCCCACTGTTCCCGCCGAGGCCAGAGAGCGCAGAACAAGGCGTGGAAGCCGGGATCGAGACGCCTGATAACGATGGAGCAATGGTATGAGCGGAAACATAACCATCGATTCCACGACAAAAGCGCTGATGGACGACGCCGCGACCGGGGAAGCAGCAAGAATGTTCCTGCAGTCAGACCTTGGGAAATACATCATTGCTGAGGCGACAGCGCAGTGCGACGAAGCAACCGCGGAATTGATTGATTGCGTTCCAACGGATTCCGTGAAGATCGCAGAACTGCAATTTTCGATTCATTGCGCCAAGGGAGCGATTACCTGGCTCACCGACGCAATTACCCGAGGCGACCAGTCTCTTCGACTGCTCTATGAGCAGCACGATTAGCCTGTAATTTCGCCATTTTTTATTGAATAGGAGGAAACACAATGCCGCCCCTTGAGAATGATGACGTTCAGGATATCGATCACGGCCTTGAAAATGAGGACAGTGATACCGGATCGTCACAGGATAGGCCCGTGTCTCAGCGCGAGCGGGATATCGAGGCCATTTCTGCCGGCCGGCTGAGGAGTATGGAGGCGGAGGGGGTGATCCTGGAGTCTCCCAAGGAGTCTGCAATCGCAGAGCCGGAGCCGAATTCTGACGATCAACTGGCAGCGCAACTTGGGGACGATGACCGGCCTGTGGCGTATTTGTCGGACATGAATGCCATGGTCAAGGTCAAGGTGGATGGCGAGGAATTCGACTTGCCGCTGGCCGAAGTCGTGAAGTCGTATCAGAAGGATTCGGCGGCAACCAAGCGGCTAGCTCAAGCCACGCGCCTGCTTGAAATGGCGCAGGAAAAGGCGTCCACACAGGGTCTTGCAAATGGTGTTCAGGAGCAAGATACTCACGAGAACACCGACGATGGCAAAAACGGCACTGGAAATGCCGATAAGCTTTCTGCCATCAAAGGAGCTTTCTCAAAGCTTATTGAAGGCGATGAGGAGGGTGCAGCGGAGGCGATGCTGCGATTGGTGGAACGGGACGCTACGGCCATCCCGCAACAGACCATCGATCCGGCGGCTCTGGCGGCCCAGGTAAGGCAGCAACTTGCAGTCGAAAACGCATACAACGAGGTCCAAGGCGACTATCCCGAGTTGTTTGCTGACACCGACCGTGGCGTCGTTTTGGGGAATGCGGCCTATCAGCGCATTCAGGCCAAGACCGCGGCGGGTATCCCGAGAGATCAGGCAATTCGGGAATCCGCCAGCGAAGTCGCCATGATGTTTGGGGTGGCAAAGACAGGTGGACGTCAGCCCACGGAGCCGAGACGTACCGTCCGAGACGAGAAGTTGGCGCGAAAGGAGTCCTTGGATATTCCAGGGGCGACAAACGTGGCGGCGAGCGGGAGTCAGGCTCCGAACGAGGCGACCAATGTATCGGACACCATCCGAGCGATGGCCGAACAACGACTCGGGCAGAGCATGAGGCCAGCTAGTCGCATCAACTGATTCGATTAGGAGAGCATCATGGCCGGTCAACTTTGGGTCACGAACACTCTCGGCGGGTACATGTATTCGGACAACCTGTCGAAGGTGCTTCGTTCAGCGGTTCAGCCGCTTGTGAAGTTTCGTCAATTCGCCGACGTCAAGGACGCGGCGGTCCAGGGCAAGCAGAAGGGTCAGGAGTTCCATTGGAACGTCTACTCCGACGTCGTCGCTCAGGGCACGGTCCTGGTGGAAACCAGCACCATGCCGGAAACGAACTTCACCATCACGCAGGGGACGATGACCATCACCGAATACGGCAATTCGGTCCCCTATACCGAGAAGCTGGACGATCTGTCTGAGCACCCGGTCAAGGAAGTCATCAACAAGGTGCTGCGCAACGACGCCAAGAGGGCGTTCGATATCGCCGCGCATGCCCAGTTCAACGCAACGCCCCTGCGGGTCTATCCCACGGGTGGCACCAGTACGACCGCGGTCACCCTGACCACCAACGGCACGGCTGGCGGCACCAACACGGGGATCGCCCTGAACAAGAACCATGTGAAAGCCATCGTCGACGTCATGAAGGAGCGGAACATTCCGCCCTACGAGGCCGACGACTACTTCGGCATCGCTTGGCCGACGACCTGGCGCCAACTCAAGAATGATCTTGAGTCCGTGCATCAGTACGTCCAAGCCGGCTTCACCATGATCCTGAACGGCGAAATTGGCCGCTATGAAGGGGTCCGGTTCATCGAGCAGACCAACGTCGCCAAGGCGGCATGGGGCGCCGGCTTGACCAACTGGGCGTTCTTCTTCGGTGGAGATACCGTCGCGGAGGGCATCGTGATTCCCGAGGAAATGCGCGGGAAGATTCCGACCGACTACGGCCGCAGCCGTGGGGTGGCGTGGTACTACCTGGGAGGCTTCGGGCTGGTCCATACGGCGTTTGCGCAGGCGCGCATCGTCAAGTGGGATTCGACCTAATCCGTAGCCAAGGGGGGCGCTTCGGCGCCCCTCTTTCCAAGGAGATATCCATGGACAAGATCAGCACCAAAGCCGGCGTCGACAACATCGGATCGTCGCTCGGTGGCATTGCGCGTTCCTCTCTGGAAACAGGATTCGACACTTTCTCGTCGGATTCGCACCAGGGTGACGCGAATGCCTATTCCCCTCCCCCGTATGTCGAGGACGAATCTGTCGGCAACGAATGGGAGTTCTCCAAGACCGGCGCTTGCGGGCGCCCGCGTGGCAACGCACGTTAATCAGGAGCACATCATGGAAAAGAAATTCCCCCGCCCAGATGGTACGGGATTCGTTCAGGGCGATGACGCCCCGATGCCCGACCGTGGAACCGGAACCGGGATGGCTGGCGATACCTACGGCGCCGACCTGTCTCAATCGGCAATCAATCGCCAAGGCGGCATGGGCAAATCGGCCAAGTCCGATTTTTGGGATGCGAGGCCGGGCACGAACCACAACGGGAAGATTTGACCATGGCCTTCGACAAAAATCGTCCCTATGGGTCCGTGTGCGGCCAGCATGGCGCCGTCTATGAACAAGGCGGGCGGTTCTATACCGCGGACGGGAATGAAGTGATCGAGGCTCAGGAAGGCGAAGCTGTAGTTCCCGAGCCTGTTGATCAGGTCGAGCCGGAGCCCGTTGATCCCGCCAAACCCGAGGATGCGGCGCCTCGTCGTGGCCGAAAGAAGGCTGCCCAACCCGAGGATGCGGCGCCCGCTGGCGCGCAAGATTCTCAATTGGCCGCCCAACTCGGCGAGTCGGAGGAGTTGTAATGGTGTGGCGAGCCGAAGACCCACAGGGGAACGAATCCGGGAAAATCCGCTGGGAGATCGTTCCTTACACCCGTGGCCATGGCCTTGATATTGGCTGCGGACCACACAAGGCTTTCCCGCACTTCATCGGGTGCGACAGCCTGAAGGACGTGGAACTCTTCGGCATTGCCATGAACCCTGACAAGGTGATTGAAGATGCGTGTGATCTGACGTGCTTCTCCGACGAGAGCATGGATTTTGTCTTTTCGTCCCATCTTCTTGAACACATCCTGGATTACCGGGCTGCATTGAAGGAATGGTGGCGCGTCATCAAGACCGGTGGGCATCTGGTACTTTACCTGCCGCACAAGCGGTTTTACCCCAACGTCGGGCAACCTGGATCGAACCCGGATCATAAGCACGACTTCGAGCCTTCCGACATCAAAGCCGCGCTTCGGGACATCGCTGAAGGGGCGGATATCGTCGAATGCCAGGAGCGCAACGAAGGGATGGAATACTCATTCCTACTGGTGGTTCGCAAGACAGTGGAGCGCGGATTCGCGAATTCCTACCTGACCGCCAAGCGCCCCAAGAAAACGGCTTGCGTCGTTCGTTATGGCGGATTCGGAGACATGCTGCAGGCGGCTTGCATCCTCCCGGCGTTGAAACGACAGGGCTACCACGTCACGATGATGACCACGCCCCGTGGGCAATCGGTGATCGAGCACGACCCCAACGTCGATGCGTTCTATATCCAGGACGACAACCAAGTCCCGAATCATTGCCTGCACGACTTCTGGGAGTGGCAAGCCAAGAGGTTCGACCGCTTCGTCAATCTCTCCGAGTCGATTGAGGGCACTTTGCTGGCCATGCCTGGGCGTGCCAATCATCAATGGCCCCATGACATCCGCCACAAATATCTGGACCGGAACTATCACGAATGGACCGCTGAACTCGCTGGCGTTCCGTTCAAGCCGGAGGGACGGTTCTACGCCACCCCTGGCGAGAAGGCCAAGGTCTCAGCGCTTTTTGGCGATGGTCGATTCAACGTAGTCTATGCGCTCTCCGGCTCAAGTCAGCACAAGTTCTACGCCGGAATGGATGCAGTCATCGCGCAAATTCTTCTGTCGGCACCCAAGGCAACGATCTATCTCACGGGCGACGAGGCATGCAAGATACTGGAAGCCGGCTGGGATAACGAGCCTCGCGTCGTAAAACTGTCGGGAGAGCAGAGCATTCGCGAAACCCTGGCAATGGCACAGATGGCGCATTGCGTGGTCGGGCCGGAGACCGGAGTGCTCAACGCGGTCGGCTTTGACGAAGGCGTGCGGAAAGTGTGCCTTCTTTCTCATTCATCCCACGAAAACCTGACGAAGCACTGGGTGAATTCATTCCCGGTGACTCCTGTTGGCGTGGATTGCTACCCCTGTCATCGTCTGCACTACGGCATGAAGTTCTGTCGCGAGGACGCTGAAACCGGGTGCGCGCAGTGCCAGATGAGCATCGCCCCGGCGCGGGTCTCTGCGCCAATCATCGAGGCGTACCAGGCATGGGAGGAGGAGACCCGTGAAGCTGCGTGAAGCCATCGATGCGTATAGGTTCGATGCCGTCGATACGGCCGCCCCGCCTTTCGTCGAGGACCAGAAGCTCATCAAGCTTTTCAGCGAGGCACAAATTGAAGCGTGCCGGCGTGCCAGGCTCATTGTCGATTCGACGAGCAGCCTTGCCAGGGTTGATTTTGCCGCGGGAGATGAACTCATTCCGATTTCACCGTTGGTGATTTCCATCAAGCGCGCTCGGCTCGAATCGGTATCGAAGCCGCTGTCGTGGGCTACAGCCCGGGAGATGGATGCGTGCTTCCCGGGATGGGATACCAATACGACTCGTTCCACGCCGTTCGTGTTGGTGGCGGATTACGAAACTGATGCGCTTCGGCCCTATCCGCTCCCGAAGGTTGATGATTGCCTGTTGATGACCATCGCCCGTGAGCCTGAGGATGAAATCGCGTCCGTAAATGATGAATTCGAGATCAATGCGCGGTATCACCGTGGCCTTGTCGAATGGGTCAAGTACCGGGTCTTTGGAAGTTCCGATACCGATTTGTATGACGCCAAGAAGTCGCAAGACGCTCTAGGAGCATTTGTTGCTGAGTTTGGCGTAGCGCCAGGAGCGATCAACGAGCGCTTTGAATTCGCCAACTATCACGATGTCGGAGAAATGTGATGGCCAAAAAGGCAGCGCTAACGATCATCCAGGGCAAGACATTCAAGGACATTACCCGGTGGGAGACTGATCTCATCGTGCGGAAGATCATCACGGGGATCGACCTTTCCACGGGATGCCCGCGACTCACTGTTGCAGGGCATGGGCTGCCGACCGGATGGAATGTCGTGGTCTACAACGTCGCCCAACCGAAGGAAATCAACGTCCAGAACAATCCCCCATCGGAAGATGATTTCACACAGGCAACCGTGATCGACTCCAATACGCTGGAACTCAACAAAATTTCCGCGATGGACTGGAAGACCTATACGTCGGGCGGCATCATCATGTGGAATACGCCGAAAGACCTGACCGGCTATACATTCCGCATGAAGATCAAGAACAAGGTCGGCGGAACCGTCCTGGCGTCGTCAGATGCGGCGGATTCACCGCTCGACATCATTGACTTCGCTGTCGACAACACGCTTAAAACCATCACCAGAACGATTGCGGACGAAGACACCGCGGCGCTCGCCTTCAAGACTGGCGTGTATGACGTCGAGGCGGTCAGCCCTAGCGGAGAGGTCACGCTTCTGCTGTACGGCAGTGTTTCCGTCGAGAAAGAGGTCACCGCCTGATGGCTTCGCTCAATTTCCTGCTCGAACGCGACATTTTTATCCCCGGCACCACGGACGAAGAAGGGGCCACGCAGGGGCGAATGTATTTCGGTCCGTCGTTTCTTGGGTACACCTGCGAGGACGAGGACCGCCATCTGGAATACCATCCGGAGAATAAAGTCTATGGGCGCACGGCTATTCCTCGTGGGCGGTACAGATTGCTGCTCACCTACTCGAATCGGTTCGGAAAACAACTGCCTCTTCTTGTGGATGTCCCCGGCTTTCAAGGCGTGCGAATCCATGGTGGAAATGCACC